GATGCCGATCACGGTCACGAGGAGTGCCCCGGAGCCGATCCAGCTGCCGATGAACGCGTTGCCCGTGGTGATGCCCCACTTGTTCAGGGCGTCTCCCGCGCCGACTGCCGTGAACAGCGCGATCAGGCCCGTGGCCACGGCGATTGCCGTCAGGAACGCGGCGGGCACGGACAGGAGCATCTGCCACGGCTTCAGGCGCGGGTGCCTCTTGAGGCCGACCGTCACGCTCCCGACCAGGAGGCCGACCACGAACCCGATGATGACGTGCCGAACGTCGTGGCTGATCGTGATCCACAGCTTCGGCCGGGCCGGGCTGGTGATGCCGAACATCTGATTGCCGAAGAGGGCCTGAAGGTGGTTGGGCAGCCGGTCCCACCAGTCACCCGGCTTGACGCTCCCGACGATCGTAATGTCCTGGCCGCCCTTGGCCTGGGTCTTGTAGCTGATCTGCGTGAACAGGTAGTAGACGGCAGAGCCGATCGGGACGGCGAGCTGGGCCAGGACGAAGCCCCACGCGGCCATGATGGCAAGCTGCGCCTTGCTGAGCTTGTACTTCTTGAGCAGCAGGACGTCAGGGCTGAGGATCTTCGGCTTGCGGATGGCTGATAGCACGGTCATGACGTGTGACCTTTCCGGTAGGCGAGCCGGGCGTCCGGGTTCTTGTGCATGAACTGCTCCGCAGTGTCGAGTACCGCTGACTCAAAGGAGTTAACCCGGGCCATCAGGACGCTAGTACGCTGGAGGGCCGCGTACGTGAAGCTTCCGGCCTCCCAGATATCACCGGGTTCAGGCTTGAGGACCGGGGTAACGGCGGACAGGGGCACCGTCCAGAGCACAGTGGAACCTGCTTCTCGCACATCCACGATGGGGTACGGGGAATGGTCACTGTACACGTACGCCAACTCTGCCTCCATGTCCAGCTGGACGCGTACCTTGTCTCCTGTCCTCATGACTTCTCCTTGCTCTCCTTGATCGTGACTTCCTCGAAGCCCCCGAGCCGCTGCATGATCCGGACGTAGTTGCACAGGTGCCCGAACGTGTCGTAGAACCAGCGGCACATGGCTTCCCCGGTCTCCGGGTGCTGGCCGTAGCTTAGCGTCTCATGACAGGGGATTCCCTGGCTGCCCTGCTGGGTAGCCTCGTTCACCAGGCCCTTGACGCGCCCTGGCCGCAGGCCCATCACGTTACCAGGCCGGCCGATGCACGTGGCGCACTGCTCTGACAGTACTCTTGGCTTCATGGCCACTGTAACCCCGGTGATCAGGCAGGTATTCCTCGTCAGGTAGACTTTCCGCGTGAAGATCTTCAGCACGCACGACGGCGCAGGATGCGGGTATTACCGGGTCGTGGTGCCCCTCACGGAGCTCAGCAAGCACGGGCACAGCGTAACCTTGCTGGACCAGAAGGAGCGCGTGCCCAGGGCTGATGACTACCTTGAGGGCGGCTGGGACCTCGTGGTGGGCCAGCGGCTGTCCAACTACGACGGCATGATGCTGTGGCGCAAGACGCGGCTGCGGGGCAGCAAGATCGTCTACGAGCTGGACGACGACATCTGGAACGTGACGCAGGAGAACTTCATGGCGTACACCGTTTACCAGGACGCCGCCCTGCGCGAGGCCGTCAAGGGCTACATGGAGATCTCGGACCTCGTCACCACGACGACGCCCTACCTTGCCGAGGTATTCAGCGAGTGGAACCCTGACGTGGAAGTGCTGCCGAACTGCATTCCCGGCTGGGTGCTGGACCTGCCCCGGATGAACGAGGGTGAGCCGCCAGGGGGCAGGCGGCCGAGGATCGGCTGGGTCGGCGGCGCGTCGCACGGCAGGGACATTCACGCAGCCTCGCCGGCCGTGCGCAGGTTCATGAAGCGGAACCCGGGCTGGGACCTGTACCTTGGCGGATCGGATTACCGGTCGGCGTTCAAGGTGCCGTTCAACCGGACGATCTACGCGCCGTGGAAGCAGGTCAACCACGATCCTGCCGGCTTCTACTCCTCATACGATTTTGAGATCGGCATCTGCCCGCTGCTGGCCACGAGGTTCGCCCGGTCCAAGTCTGCGGTCAAGGCCCTGGAGATGACAGCCCGGGGAATCCCGGTGGTTGCCACTGACATTGAAGCGTACCAGGGATTCATAACTCACGGTGTTAACGGGTTCCTCGCCAAGACTGACCATGAGTGGCTGCGGTACCTGAACGAGCTGGCTAACGACGGGAGCCTGAGGTACCGGATGGCTCAGGACGCCCGGAGGATGGCGGGCGCGTACACCATTGAGAACCGGTGGGAAGACTGGGCACGCGCGTACGGTAAGCTGCTGGCATGACCAAGCCCCGGATTTCGGTGTTCCTGCTGTCGCACAACAAGGACGGCTACGTTCAGGAAGCCATTGACTCGGTTCTCAGCCAGGACTTTACGGACTTCGAGCTGTGGATTATCGAGAATTCCACTGACAGGACTACCCGCAAGTCCCTGGACGCAGACGCTCGCGTGCGTGATCACCGGGTTATCTACCAGCGTGAGCGTGTTCCTGACGAGGTACGCCTGGGCAAGTACGTGCCGGCCTGGCTGATCAACAAGTACTACCCTCGCGCAAATGGCGACATCATCCTCTACCTCAGTGACGACGACCTGTTCACGCAAGGGCTGTTCGCTAAGGTAGTGCGCGCGTTCGATGACAACCCGGGCTGGCAGGCGCTGTACTTCACGCTGACCCGGGTGAACGTCGCGTGCCCGGGATCTCCGGGAAGCCTCTGGATGACGATCCCGGCTATCGAGCCTCGCGGTGACGGCCAGGTTGACTGCCTGATAGACGGCGGCCAGGTGGCGCACAGGAAGAGCGTGCTGGACGCCATCGGCGAGCCCTACTTCGAAGACTGCATGGACGGCGCTGAGCACTGCGACGGCAAGTTCCTTCAGAAGGTAGCCTCACAGTTCACGTTCCGTCCGCTGCGCTTCCACGGCGTAATTCACCGGCACACACCCTTCTCAGTCTGGAGCAAGTCGTGATCAGGGCTGTGAACGTATCGCTGCGTAAAGTACGCCTTACAGACTTCTACTGCATAGCCGGCTGGCGTAACGCTAACGCTGAGTTCTTCCCTGAGCAGCGAAAGTTCACGGAGCTCAATCAGTACGCCTGGTTCACGGACGTGTACGCGCACGATCCTGCCGACCATTACTACATGGTGCTGGAGACTACTGACGGTGATTATCCCGTAGGCACCATCGCATTCAATAGCAAGACTTACGAGATTGGCCGGGTGCTGCTTGGCGATAAGCAGTTTGAGAGAAGGGGCATTATGTCCGAGGCCCTGGCCCAGCTCATTGAGGCTTTCCCGGTCGGCCGGTACTGGCTGCGGGTCAAGGAGGGCAATGACGCTGCCGTCAGGTTCTACGAGAAGAACGGGTTCTACGGCGTTAAGACAGTAGACGGCATGCTTAGGATGGAGAGCGCGTGAAAGTCCTGGTAACTGGCAGTAACGGGTTCATCGGCAAGGCCCTGAAGAAGGAACTGGCATTCCGGGGGCACGTTACTGCCGCTTACGATGTGTCCGCCGGATACGACGTAACTAATCGCGGGCAGCTGAACAACGTGATTCTCGGCTTCGGGGCAGACGCCATCATCAACCTGGCCGGGATGCTCGGCACGCCTGAGCTGTTCGGTAACGAGTACCGGGCAGCGCAGGTTAACATCCTCGGGGCCTTGAACGTGTACGACCTCGCCGCCAGGTTCCGCATTCCCGTCGTGCAGATCGGCACAGGGCACAAGGGCCAGCCTAACCCGTACGCCATCACCAAGGGCTGTGCTGAAGACCTCGGCCTCGCCCGTGCGCAGTGGAGCGCTGAGAAGATCTCGGTAGTGCGCGCGTACCACGTGTACGGGCCGGGGCAGGCGGTAGGCCCTCCGCACGGCACCGCGAGCGTTCACAAGTTCTTCCCGACCTTCGCCGTGCGGGCGCTGACTGACATGCCCCTGGAACTGTGCGGCGGCGGTGACCAGATTATCGACCCGATCTACGTGGACGACGTCGCCAAGATCCTGGTGGACGCCATCGCAGGCCCGTACGGGGAGGTTACCGAGGCAGGGAACGGATGGCCTGTCAGCGTGGAAGAGGTGGCGGCGGACATCCTGTTCCGGGTACCGGAATCCCGGTCGCATACTACCGGAGTGGCCGCACGAGACGGTGAGCCGGCTAACGCTGAAGTGGTGGGAAGCGTAATGCGCGCTAACCAGTGGCCGTACAAGGTGCAGGAGACCGTGGAATGGTACAGGCAGTGGCTCCTCTCGTCACGGTAGTCACGCCCACATGGGACCGGGACGCGTTCCTGCTCAGGGCGATCATGTCCGTAGCGCTCCAGGCGTACCGGCCGATTGAGCACGTGGTAGTGTCTGACGGGCCTAACCCTGCCCTGGAAGAGCTCCTGTACCCTATCACGGGAAGGCACGATGACGGGTACGAGCTGACTGTCGCCTTCCTGCCAGAGCACCGGCCGGCCCGCTGGGGTCACTTCGCGCGACTGCACGGCACGGAGATAGCCAAGGGCACGCACATCGCGTACCTGGATGATGATGACGAGCTCACGTCCAGTCACGTGGAACTGCTGATGTCACGGCTGGAGTCAGTTCCGCAAGCGCAGTTCGCCTACTCGTGCATCCTGATTCACGAGCCGGGCGGTGACCTTGCGTCAGGAGCCGAGCCGCCTAGCCACGGCCAGGTGTCAACGTCGTCTATACTCCACCGCAAGGAGCTGCTGTCAGTGGCGACGTGGCGGGACGAGGGACAGGAAACGGTGGACTGGGACCTGGTAGAGCGCTGGATGGCAGCGGGCGTGCCGTGGGCGTTCCTGCCGGTCATAACATCTGTCGCTCACCGGGACGCGCCGAACGTCAGCAGTAACCGACCGCGTAACCTGAGGAGTTAAAGTGCACCTGCCATGGCGAGACATGCTTCCTCCCGGGGCTAAGCCCGGCCAGCCGGCTATCAGCACGTCCCTCACGGAAAACGAGGCGCTAGAGCTAGCACGCCTGGCCACAGGCAAGATCGTGCTGGAAATCGGCTCAGCTTACGGGTTCTCGGCAGTGACCATGTCCCTGGGAGGCGCGCTGGGAGTTACTGCCGTAGACCCGCATGACTGGTGCGTGCCGCCTACCCTGAGCAAGATGAAAGAGAACCTGGCAGCGTACGGGATTCCCGAGTTTACCTTCGGTGTTCCTCAGGCGGCAGGCGTTGTCGCAATCCTGGAGCGCACGTTCTTTGACGTAGCCGCTGAAATACCTGAGAGTGGCATCGTGGATTTCGTGTTCATCGACGGCGATCACAGCTTCGGTACCGTGCATCACGACTTCCGGTCAGCACTCAGGCTTTTGGCTCCCGGCGGCGTCATCGCCTGCCACGACTACCTTGAGGACTCGTGCCCAGGCGTACGGCAGGCACTTGACGAGCTCATCCCGGAAGGGCCGTCGCGAATAGTGGACACCCTGGCCATTTACGAGAACCTGAAGGAGGCAGCGTGATCCCGCTTTTCCGTCCCGCTTGCAGTGACGAGGAAATAGCTGCGGTAACGCGCGTCATGCGCTCAGGCTGGTGGGCGCAGGGAGCGGAGACCGCCGCGTTCGAGGACGAGTTCGCCCGGTACGTCGGCCAGCCTTTCATGTTCGCCGGCATGCAGGCGGCAGCCGTTAACAGCGGCACGATGGCCCTGGAGCTCGCAGCCCGCGCCCTTATGCCCAACGGCGGCGTCGCCGTCGTGCCGGCGCTCACGTTCGTGTCAACTGCCCTCGCGATGAAGCACGCGGGACTGCGAGTTATCTTCGCTGACATTGACGACCAGACCCTGTGCATTGACTGGGACGACGTGCGCCGGAAGATAGGCGATAACATCGGCTGGACTTTCGGCAAGGGATACGAGAACGACATACTGACAGTACCCGTGTGGTACAGCGGAACGGTGACCCGGGTACCTTCTGATTTCCCGTACCAGGTTAAGGTACTGGAAGACTGCGCGCACGCTGCCGGCTCGATAGGCGCGGGAACCACGGGCAACGCCGCAGCGTGGTCATTCCAGGCCGTCAAGAACCTCGCCTGTGGTGACGGGGGAATGGTTACCTCAAGGGACAGCGCCGTGATCGAGAAGGTGAAGAGCCTTCGCTGGTGCGGGATCGACAAGTCCACGTTCGACCGGGATAACACGCGGGGTTACTCCTGGGACTACAGCATTACCGATGACGGCGAGAAGGGGCACACGAATGACATCGCCGCTGCCATCGGACGGGTTCAGCTCAGGCACCTGGAAGAGCGCAACGACCTGCGGGCTAGCATCGTAGACACCTACAACTACGCCTTCGAAGCCGTGGACTGGATCAGGCGGCCCCACATCTCAGTTACGTCAAGCTGCCACCTGTACGCTGTACGGGTACCTGCTCACGACCGTGACCGGCTGATCGATCATCTTCGCGCTAACGGCGTGTCGGCCGGCGTGCACTACAAGCCGCTGTACAAGTACGGGCAGGTCTTCGGCATTCACCCGGTACTTCCCAAGACGGAACTGGCCTGGCGTCAGCTAGTGACGCTGCCCTGCTTCCCTGACCTCAGCGAGGACGACTTGCAGCATGTGATAACGTCTGTACTGTCGTTCGAGCCGGGGAGGACTTCGTGACGAGGGTGCTGATTACCGGGGCCGGCGGCTTTGCCGGGAGCCATTACCTGGAGCACGTACTGAAGACCACGGACTGGAACGTGGTCGCGACGGACTCGTTCCGGCACAGGGGCAAGACGGACAGGATCAGCGAGGTACTGACGAGCTCCCCGTTCCATACTTACTCCACTCGTCAGTACCTGCCTTTCGGGTCTGACTGGGGGGCGCGCACTGAGATCCTGACCCATGACCTGACCGTGCCGTTCAGCAACCAGGCTATCGAGCGCATAGGCGAGATCGACTACATGGCCTGCTACGCCTCTGAGAGCCATGTGGACAGGTCTATCTCCGATCCGGTCTCCTTCTCCCGGAACAACGTGGACGTCGCCCTCACGACGCTGGAGCTGGCGCGCACGCTGAAGCCCAAGGCACTCGTATGGGTCAGCACGGACGAGGTCTACGGTCCTGTGGGCAGGTACGACTACATGGGAAAGGCGGAATGGTCTGCCATCTTGCCGTCTAACCCGTACAGCGCGAGCAAGGCGGCACAGGAAGCCTTCGTGATCTCGTACTGGCGAACGTTCGGGGTTCCCGCTGTCATAGTGAACGCCATGAACATGATAGGCGAGCGCCAGGATACGGAGAAGGTAGTGCCGATGGTAATCGGCAAGGTAATGCGCGGTGAGGAAGTTACCATTCACGGAATGCCGGGTAATATCGGCACGCGTCATTACCTGCATGCCCGTAACCTGGCGGACGGCATTAACTTCATTCTTGACGAGCTTCCGCCCAGGAAATTCGGAGAGTTCGTTCACCGGCCTGACCGGTACAACATCGCCTCGCCTGAGCGCACAGACAACCTGACGCTCGCAAATATGATAGCGGAGGACGTCGGCAAGCCGCTCCGGTACCGGCTGGAAGACTTCCACACTACCCGGCCAGGGCATGACCCACATTACGGGCTGGATTCTTCTAAGCTTCGCAGACTAGGCTGGAATATGCCCGTGCCATTCCGGGAGTCACTGCGCAAGACCGTGGAATGGACGCTCCGCAACCCTGAATGGCTAATCCCCGACTAGGAGAGTAATGATCCCCGACGACAGCCCTTTCAAGTTCGGCAAGCTAGACGCTCTTCAGGACGCCCTTAACTGGGTGCAGAAGACAGAGTACGACTGGCTGCTTACCGGCGACCAGAAGGACGTCTACACCCCGTGGATGCCATTCCAGCCAGCCGACTTCATCGCTATCATCAGCGAGTGCGTCGCGCAGGTAGACGGTCCCCTGTTCCTGGACGTGGGCAGTGGCCCGGGTACCAAGATGAGGCTAGCGCAGATGCTCTTCGGGCTTACCGTGCACGGTATTGAGCGCAACCCGCAAATGGCGCACGCTGCCGTTTCAGAGTGCATAGGCGACTGCTTCATTGGTGACGCCCTGGAATTCAGTCATTACGGTGATTACGACCTGATCTGGCTGTACCGGCCAATCAAGACTCCCGAGTTCCAGCGCGTGCTTGAGCAGAAGATATACGCGGAAGCTCGTAGGGGGGCTATCGTGGCCGGCGGTGCCCTTGAGCATTATCCGGAAGGCTGGATCACGGTACTAGATGACTGGGACCTCAGGCGAGGAGCGTGGAAGAAGCCATGACCGCAGACGACGCGGCTAAGGCCGTAACCCGGGCGCTTATGAGCTTCGGGTTCGATGACTACGGCCTGGACGATGTAGAACAGTCAAAGGACGAGGAATGGCTGCCCGACCTGGTGATAGACATAGTGTTCGAGCTGGAGCAGGCGGGATTGCTAAACGGCGGATCTCCTTCCGTGAGTGGTTCCTCCGGATTGCCGACGACATAGCCCTGCGAGGAGACTGCACACGGCGTCAGGTGGGCGCGCTTCTCGTGGACCCCGTCACTAACGACATCATCCAGACGGGTTACAATGGCGCTCCGAGTGGTCAGCCAGGCTGTCTTTCAGACAGCGCTTGCCCGCGAGGACGCCATTACAAGGTATTTGAAAACTACGGAATGTACGAGGAGACAGGTTATTACTGCGCTTGCGCTAAGCCCTGGCCTTGTCCCGACGCCGTAGCTCCTTCGTCCTCCTATGACACAGGTCCGGGCTCGTGCATAGCGATCCACGCCGAGGCTAACTGCCTTCTCAGGGCGGGAACCCGGTCACGGGGAGCCTGGATGTACGTATCGTGCGAGCCGTGCGACGGGTGCCGTAAGCTGATGGCAGGCGCAGGGGTTACTCAGGCGCACTGGTATGGCGGAAGCCTGGATTTCGTCACTAAGGGGGAAGGCAGTGCGCTACGTCAGCTTCTACAGCGGCTGCGGCGGCCTGGACCTGGGCACTGAGCTCGCTGGCTTCGACCCTGTCCTGAAGGTTGAGCTGGATAACTGGTCAGTGGAGACGCTCAGGGCAGTTCGCCGGAAGGCGGGGGGCGGTCCTCCGGTCTTGCAAGAGGACATGGACATCCTCGTCACCACGGGCAGCCTGAAGGACTTTCGCGACTCGAACATAGACCTGGTGGTCGGCGGCCCGCCCTGCCAGGGGTTCAGCGTCGCCGGCCGGATGGACCCCGAAGACCTGCGGTCCCGGCAGGTATTCACGTTCCTGGACGCCGTGCGCCAGGTAAGGCCGCGCGCCTTCATCATGGAGAACGTCGCCGCGCTGACGGGGAAGCGCTGGTCCCTAGTGCTCGACAGGCTCCGGGCACGCGCAGAGCGCTCGGGCTACAACGTGAGCGTGCACGTGCTGGACGCTGCCGAGTTCGGCGTTCCCCAGCGCCGGAGCCGGATGTTCATGACAGGGCTGCTTGACGGGGAACTGCCCGCGATACCGCCCGGAGCCTTCATGACGGGCGACGGCATTTCAGCCGGGCGGGCGCTGCGCGCTGTTAAGTGGCCTGTAGAGGATGACCTCGTCACCCCGGCTAAGATCATCCCGTGCAAGAGCCCTGTCCTTCGCAAGAGCCCTTACGCAGGCATGCTGTTCAATGGCGGGGGACGAGTCATAAACCTTAACGAGCCTGCCCAGACTCTTCCCGCGACAATGGGCGGTAACCGTACTCCGATCATAGACCTGGGCCAGCTGAAGCGCGGGGCGGTGCCGTGGATAGAGGGCTATCACAAGCGGCTGTACGTTTTGCACGGAGAGCCGCTGAAGAACCTGCCGGGACATTCGCTAATGCGGCGCATATCCGTCAGGGAGGCCCTGGTACTCCAGGGATTCGACGTGAACTACCCGGTTCAGGGACCAGCGTGCGCACGCTACCGGCAGGTAGGCAACGCTGTTCCGCCGGCTCTTTCCGAGGCTGTGTCAAGGGCAGTGCGCAGGGAACTTGAGCGCTAGCCTGAAAGTACGGAATCCGAGGGAAGGAGAGCACCATGGTAGTAGGGCCGGAACGTGAGCACGCAGTACTAGACCCTAGCGAGGTGCTCTCCTGGGACGAGATACTGGAAGCTAACACTTACAAGGAACTTCGCATCATGGTGTCCGATGCGCTTGCGTACATTCACCGTCCTCAGAACGGTTACGTCCTTGACGGGTTCCAGCGGCACATGCGGAGGGCGTGGCGAGTTACGGCGGGGGCGTGAACGATTTCCGGTGCGTCCATATCCTGTGGCAATTAGCGCAGAGAACCCGGCATTTGGCTATTTCTGCCCATACACGCTCCAGCGAGGCGTTCCTTAGCAGGTAAGATACCTTGTCAATTTTCCCTTTCGGGTCTATGTGGTCGAAGTCCAGGGCTACCGGGTCTTCCGCGTAACCGCAGTTCTCGCATCCTTTAGCCGTCTTGTAAGCGTTTACTGCCAGGTACCGGGCTGTGCTCATGCCGCGCTTGCGCTGCGCACGAGGCTTCACGTTAGGCCGGCAACCATGGTCTGGCACACGATGTCATCGTATCATGGGCACAGGAGGTGACCTGTGTCTAACACGCCTGTGTACTTTGACCTGCCGAGCACGGTTGTCACGGTCCCTGGTACCTTCACTAACGCCAACGGCGTGACAGTAGACCCGGCGGCAGTGTCCATTGTCGTGACGAGCCCGGCGGGCACAGCCACCACGTACAGCTACGCCGCGCTGAACACAGGGCCGAATCAGGTTGTCAAGGACTCCACGGGAAAGTACCACATCGACCTTACGCCCTTCAATCCCGGGCCTGCTGAGGCAGGCTTGTGGAACTGGAACTTCATCGGCGCTGGCGGGTCGGTGCAGAATGGCTGCCAGATCTTCCCCGGTTCATTCCGGGTGTTCCCGCTTAACTCCGGCGCTGCCGTTAACTTCGCGTACTGCTCTGTCGGTGAGGTCAAGTCGGCTCTTGCCGTGTCCCCTGACGACACTAAGGACGATTTCGAAATCCAGCGAGCGGTACTGTCCGCGACGAGCATGCTCACCAATGAGTGCGGTCAGCACTTCTACCGGGTTACCGAGGCTCGCACGTTCACGTACGACTCTATTACCGCCTTGTTCACCGACCCGTTCGTGCCCGGCTCCATTACCTCGTTCAAGCTCGACTATGACGGTGACGGGGTATACGAGGTCACCTGGGCGGAGAACGTCAATTACCAGGCTATGCGCTTCGCCGATCACTACAACGCCGGGTACCTGGGCGAGAAGCGACCGCACAACTACGTCCAGGCCCTGCTCAACTCCAGCGTCGGCGGCGGTCAGTTCCTGCCGTTCATCTGGCCGTGGACCCAGCGCAACCGGGTGCAGATCACGGCAACCTGGGGCTGGCAGTCCGTCCCGCAGAACATCGCTAATGCCGCGCTCATCCTGGCCGTGGACTTGTTCAAGGCGAAGGACACGCCCTGGGGCGTCGCCGGGTTTGGCGAGCTTGGCCTCGTGCGCGTACAGTCGAACCCGCAGATCATGGACCTCATCACTGACTACCAGAACCCGCGCAACGTGGTGGGCATCTAAGAGAGGCAGGTCCCCCGTGCGACTGACGTTCGGCATAGGCAGCCGCTTGTGGGTATGGGAGACCGCGCTGACTAAGGCGATGATCAAGCGCCCTGACGGTGACGAGGTAACCGTATCGGAAGAGCTTGAGCACGTGAGGCTGTCCTCGGACGCCGCCGGCCTGGGAGGCTTCGCAGGATTCGGGTTCAGGTCTGATGGCAGCGAAGGCGAATAAAACCTCTGCGGTTAAGAAGGCCCCGGCTTCCAAGGCGAAGGCCAAGGGCGCTAAGGCCGCCGTGAAGAAGAGGTCAGGGCCGCGCCTTACGCCCGCGCAGTGGAAGGCGTACCGGGCGGCAGCCCAGAAGGTCACGCGCCAGCAGCAGTCCGAGGCGCTGCGCTTGCGCAGGCTGAAGTCCGCTGCCCGCGTCACGCAGAAGCAGGCCGCCGCCCTCTACCAGCGCAGGCGGGCTAAGGTAGCCCAGCAGGCCGTGCGGCGCACGTTCGCTCAGGTGGCGGGCGGTCACCAGGTAGCCGCTAACCGGGCGAGGGCAGCCCGTAACGTCTTCCGCGCTACCCAGCTGGCCACCCAGGCGCAGTTCATTCACCAGGGAATCTCGATCCACGCGCACCAGGTGCGCATGCAGACCATCACCCGCAGGCAGGCTGCCAGCGCGCAGGCACGCTTCGCCGTGGCCGCTCGCCGGCGAGCGCAGGCTAACCTGAAGCCCAAGAGCGCGAAGAAGATCCTGAAGAAGGCAGCGGCATCCCCCAGGCAGGCGGTTAAGAAGCCCGTGGCCCGGGGGTACAGCGCGCAGGCTAAGTCGGCCGGGCTCCGGGCGGCAGCAGCCCTGGGACCGGTTAACAGCCCCCGCAGGGCCGTGAAGAGGCCGAAGGCCAAGAGGGCAACCCGTCAGGTGCAAACCAGGAAGACGCAGGCTTCAGTGGCTAGGAACAAGGCAAAGTCAGCAGTGTCAGCAGCGCAGTCCTCCAAGGCCAAGGCCCATACGTCAAGCACGGGTCACGCGGCACCGAAGAAGGCGGCAGCCCCGTCCCTCGTCACGGCGAGCATAGTAACCGGCTGGGTTACAGCAGGCAACGACGAGGGACGCCCGAACTGCGTTGCCGTGGCGCTGGCCAACCACCTGCTCGCCTGGCACGACTACCGGCTCAGTTACGAGGCTATCGAATCGCTTAACTGGCTGGGTCACGAATGGGGCCTTACCATCCCCGAGGCGCTAGAGCACAGTAAGCACGGCGCTACCTGGCCGTGGAGGGTGGAAGAGTACTGCCGTATTGACAAGGCAGTGCCCGGGTCTCTCGTCAGGCTGGACACGGTGACAGGGTCGCACGCCGCAGTCCTGATGCCCGGTAACCGGATGGTAAGCTGGGGCAAGCTCGTGCCGGTGCCGGATACCGTAGACGAGTACTGGTACGCCTCCTGGAAAAAGGACTGAGATGTCAACGCTGAAGCAGGTACGACAGGCCCTGACCGACATCATCAGCGTCAGGTGCGGTATCGACACGCGCCCGTACATGCCGGATACCGTCACCCCGCCCATGGTCTCGTTCGTCCCTGGAAGCCCGCCTGTATCTTTCGGCGGCACGCTTAACGAGGCGGCGGAGATCATAGGCGATCCTAACGCTCCCTCGTCTCCCACGGGCTACAGGCTTCAGGCGCTGGTCATCGTCAGCCGGGCGATCACTGAGGACGCGCAGATGCTCGTGGAAGAGCTCGTTGACTCAGGGTCGGAGCGCGCCGGCGTACTGCTGTCCATTCCTGACGCCATCATGTCCGATGACACCCTGGGCCACGTGGTGGAGTGGTGCGTGCCGACTGAGGTAAGCCAGATCGGGCAGCTACAGATCGCCGGCCAGGATTACTTCCACGCGCGAATCCTGCTGTCGATTAGCGCGTGACCCGGGACCTGCTGGACGCCGCGAGAATCCTGGCTGATTACGACGCGTGGCTGCGCCGGGAAGCGGCGTACGCGCTCCCTGACGGTGCTCGCTCCCGTGATCACGCTGACCTGGTTCAAGAGGGCCGCATAGCCATGTGGCGGTCGCTGAAGTCCTTTGACCCTGACAAGGGCGCGCTCGCATCCTGGATAACCCGGGCTGCCCGCGTGCGCATGCGTGACCTGGCGCACGGCCACGGCCAGCCGCTAGGCCACGAGCCGAACCGGGGCAGCGTAGAAGCGGTCCCGAGCGTGTGGATTGACTCCATGAGCGACGAGGCGCGGAATCAGGTTGACGAGATACTGTCGTACTGGGAACTTCCTGCTGATCCCGTAACCGAAAGGGTTAAGAGAGCCGTAGCCCGCCTGGAAGACGAGAAGGCGCGAGAGTACATATGGCTCAGGTTCTGGGCGGGCGTAGACGTAGGCAGCCGGTCCCCGGAGATGCGGGATCTTATGTCTCGTCACCCGGTCCTGAAGGAGCGCTGGCGCTGGCAGAAGGCGCAGGCTAGGCTTCACGAGGACCCTGACATGCAAGAGGCGGCGCGGCAATTGCTGTAAGCTTATGTAGTGCGCATCCTCATGGTTCACCCGGGTCCTGATTTCTCCGTAGCCGACGTGTTCAACGGCTGGCACAAGGCCCTGCGTAATCAGGGGCACACGGTCAGG